ATGCTGTTCTAACAACCACACCTTTTTAACAGGAGTTTGTATGCATCAAGTAATACTGACGTTGACAATGGAAGATTTTCAGATGTTGGACAAAGCTATAGCTGCATCCTCGGCACCTTTCTGTGATGTGAACATTTTGGTTGCCAAAGTGTTCAAACAGTTCAACGAACAGGCCGCAGCATTTGAGAAAGCAAAAATGGAGGACTCCGTGGATGAGTAATGTAATCTATCACATGACCCAGGTGTTCCTGCCGGTTGAACTAAAGGCAGCACTTGATTCGGGGGCACAAGATTACGATGATATTGTGTTTTTCCTGACCACCACGGCTGACGCAGGAAACCGATTGATGCAGTTGGAGAAACGTGCAAGCACTGCGACCATTTGTAATGCCGCCAATTGGCTCAAGACTGCCGGTGTGATCCTAAAGAACAAACTGAATGCGGACAGTGGTGTAACCGATGTTAACTATGCGTGGACTACTGAACCAGACGCAACGGATCTCACAACCGCTTACGCATTGTTGAATGACATCAAAGCCAAACACAATGCGCTCAATGCAAAACTTGATTCTGATGGCGGAGTTTCACAGACGGATTATGCAGCACAGACTACTGTTGCTGCTGCTGATGCAACCACTCCTGCCACAGCTATTACGCTTATCAATGAATGCCTGTCGGATCTCCGGGCTCTCTGTGATTTGCTAGATGCTGATCTGACAGTCGCCGATACCAACTACGAAGCACTGGTGTGCGCCAATAAACCTGCAGCTCTTACTGCGAGTACAACCAAGGACGCTTCAGCTAACGTGACAGCATCCAAAACCAACATACGCATCACCTTCTCTACCAAGGTGAGCGATGGTAATGGTGCTGATTACGTGAACACTGAACTGTCTGAAAAATATAATCTCGCAGCAGGAGACTGTATTGCCATCAATGTGAAAGTGCCGGTGGCCCCGAGTGGTGACTATATCACAGGCAACTTTGACGTACTGGAATAACCCTGTGTGCCCCCCTCTGGTTGCCCGGAGGGGGCACTTTGTTTAACAAAGGAAAACTACATGGACTTGACATTTACCACAGAACTCAAAGCGGTCAACTATATGCTTTCTGTCCTGGGTGAACAACCAGTCGCATCTTTGCCGTCTGACTACTACATGGCAACATTGGCACAAGCTAAGCTTGCGGAAGTTTCTCGGGCAGTCCAAGCACGAGGTCTCCAATGTAACACCGAGACTGATGTGGTGATGTCTCCTGGAGTTGACAATAAGATTGCTGTGCCTAGCAACGCTTTACATGTTGACGGGGTGTCCCCGACAGTGAACATTACAGTTCGTGGTGGATATCTCTATGATGTCGACAACCACACAGACCAGTTCACTCAGTCCATCGATGTTGACATAGTTTACCTGTTGGACTTCGAGAATCTCCCCGAAGTAATCCGCCAGTACATCACTATCAAAGCTGGAAGGGAATTCCAACGGAAATGGCTAGGAGCTGAATCGCTGGATAAGTTTTCCGAGGACGAAGAGCTTCGTGCTTGGACAAACCTTTTGCGTTACGAAATGCGTCATTCGGACAAGTTGATCACGTTAAACACACCAGCGAGCAAGATATTGCAACGGAGGGTGTAACATGAGCTTACTCAGTTTTGAGATACCAGGACTTTACAATGGTGTCTCTCAGCAAGCCCCATCGGTGCGCCTTCCGTCACAATGTGAACAACAGATAAACATTCTAAGCTCGGTTTCCGATGGGATTGACCGGCGTCCTCCAAGTGAATGGGTGGCTAAACTGTCAAATTCCAATGCTGACAACAAGTCTTTCTACTATTTGTACAGTCGGGCACCTGCTGAGAACTACATGGTGATCTTCACAGGACACGCCACCACACCAATTGAGATATACCGTTGTGAAACAGGAGCAAAATGCACAGTCAACTATGGGGAATACTCAAGAAGCTGGCAGTGGACTGCGAGAGCAAAAGCGAAAGACTATGTGAAGAACGATGAGCATGCCGATGCTCACATACGTGTATGCGCCGCTGCTGACCATATGATCGTAGTTAACCGTAGTAAAGCCACTGCGATGGACACCAGTGTAGCCAGGGAAACAAAAGTTTACCAATATATTGTGTGGGTGAAACAGGTCGCTCCTTCAATCAACTGGACGATCAACTGTTGTGGAGCCAGTAAGACCATATCTGTTGGAGACAAAGGTCGTAAAACAGAGGATATTGCTGGCGAGATCAAAACCCACTGTGAATCCAAAGGCTGTACTGTCAATCAAGCTGGATCGGTCCTACGGATTTACAAGGGGGGACAACAGTTTCCGTTCACATTGAATGACGGTTACGGAAACCGGGCATCCTCCGTGATATGCAATGGTGAAACTCAAAAGTTTGCTGATCTACCACCGGTGTGTTTCAACGGTGTAGTCATCAAGATCACCCAGGATGAAAGCTCAAAGTTCGACTCATATTACGTCAAGTTTATCGGGGAGCCCCAAGGGAAAGGCCGGGGGCATTGGGAAGAATACCGTGGGTGGAACATAGACAACTATTTTGATAAGTGGACGATGCCCCATCGGTTGATCCGTATGAGTGAAAACACCTTCGCATTCTGTCCGTGCAACTGGGAAGAACGAAAAGTTGGCGACAATGTATCTGCACCTTATCCATCGTTTCGCAATAGGGGGATCTGGAATGTGTTCTTCTACCGTGGCCGCCTAGGGTTTATCTCAGGTGACAACGTAGTGATGTCTAGAACCTCTGACTTTTTCAACTTTTGGCCTAAGACAGCTCTCGATGTGAACGATGATGATCCGATTGATATTGCTTGTGTATCTGAGAGGACTGTCAATTTACGTTTTGCTAAACCGTTTGAGAAACAGCTTGTCATCATGAGTGATCACAACCAGTTTGTCCTGAGTGGTGACCCACAGTTGACTCCTACTACAGTGGTGGTTGACGAAGTGTTGAACCTTCAGGCTGAACTGTACACAGACCCGGCAAACTGTGGCTCAAACCTGTACTTCTTGTCACCAAACGGACAGTACAACAAAATGCGTGAATACTTGGTTCAGCCGGATACACTCACCACTGATGCCCCGGATATCACTGCACATGTTCCAAGATATCTGCCGGCAGGCCGAGGTACACTGGAAGTTTCCCCGGCATTGGACCTGTTGTTCTACCATCCGTATAACAAACATCCGAACAGTGTGTATGTCTACAGGTTCTACTGGCACGGCACGGAGAAACTCATGAGTAGCTGGAGTCAGTGGACCTTTGAAGCTGCCCCGCTGTGTTTCAAAGTGAGTGGGACAACCGCATGGTTGATCATCAGTCACTCTGATGAGTTGCACCTTGAGAAGATCGAGTTGGAAAACCAACCGGTTGAAGCATTTGGGGCGAACATACACCTGGATCGAAGAGTTTCTCTGACAGGAACCTATAATGCAGTCCTGGATAAAACCTTGTTCAACCTTCCGTATAGCGACACATCAACTGCGTTTTGCATGGTGAGTCCTGCGGGCACATCCGTCAGTTTCACCAAAGCGAGTGACACACAGCTTCGAGTGACTGGCGATGTGTCAGGTGTTGCGTATACTGTTGGAAAACTGTACACATCAAAGTACAGGTTCTCTGAGATATACCTTAGGGATGACCAGGATAACTCAGTGATTGACGGACGGTTTCAACTACGTTTTCTAGCACCAGCCATGATGGACACCGGATATCTCCGGGTGGAAGTGACAGCTCCAGAACGGAGTAAAGTGTCGACAGTGTTGACGAACAGTTTCATCAATCGATATACAGGCATCCGGCGTGCCCCTGTCCTTGCGGAGAACAGGAATCTCATAGTTGATCTGGTCAATGACACTTTCATGCCGTTTCGTGTATATGGAGCAGTTGTCGAAGGATACTACTCCCGGAGGAGCAGACCATTATGATTATGTTTAAGAGTTATGATTACGTAACAGATAACGCTTTGTTACGTGAAATGCCTCTCCGTTTGATTGACCAAGTGGAAATCCGGGCGACTCTCGGAGAGAACCCAAATGAAGCACTGTGTTGTGCTGCCAAAGTGAGTGATTTTTGTGAACTGGTGTTTCATGACGGTGAACTATTGGCTGTATATGGAGTAGTTGGTGCTCCTGGTGCTGAATATGGAATACCTTGGATGGTCTGTACAGAGCACGTGTATGAGCACAAAACTGTTCTTCTAAGATGGACCAAAACATTAATCAAACAGGTACGAGAACGTGGGCATCGTGTACTGTTCAACTATGTGTCCGCAATCAACATCGACTGTATAGAATGGCTGGAATGGTTAGGCTTTACGGTAGACCGGGCTACCTTTGTGTTCTTCCAATATCCCAATTTACCATTCCACTTTTTCAGTTGGAAAAAGGAGGATGAACTATGTGTCTCCCGGCATTGACTATTTTAACCTCAGTGATTGGGGCCGGTTTACAAATCATGCAGACTACTGCAAACATATCTGCACAAAACAGAGCTGCTGTTGCTCAAGCTGAAGCTGCCAATGCGGCTGCACTAGCAGATTACCAAGTGTTGAACACACGGCAAATGGAAGTGGATCTCAAGACAGCCTTGGAGGAAACTGAACGGGCACGACAAGCACAACGTGAAGTTTCTCAGGCAACCGTCATGGCTGCTGAAAGTGGAGTGGCAGGGAATACACCGATGCGCCAATTGGCAGACGCACTGATACAGTCTGGTTATGATGTCGGTGTGCATGAGGCGAACCAGGAGATTCAACAGGCACAGATTGCAAACGAAAAGTTTTCCGTCTACGCTCAGGCGAAAGGACGGATAAACCAAGCTAGTGCTGCGGTTTCAACACCATGGGAATCTGGTCTACAAATGTTTGCCTCTGCGCTTTCCGGGGCGCAACAAGGGATGGACTTCGGTAGTAAACTGAACAAAAAACGGTATATCTATTAAGGAGAAACCTATGCCACTGGCACTGGACAAAAAGCCTTCCAAGAGGCGCAAGGTTGACCCAAGGGATACCTACCGTTACACCACACCAAACATACAGCCAGCAGCAAGACCGACAGACCCCTATGTGGCTCCACAACCACCACGTAGGATCACTGCCGTTTCGGATCTGATGAACGCTTTGTCAGGTTTTGCAAGACTATATGAGGACCACAAGATCACACAGGAGAAAGAAGCGATTGCCCAGGGAGAAACTGATTATTACACTGATACAGCTCCCCCGGATGATGCACATGCAGCTCGCATACAGAAATATGATGAGCTGCGTGGAAAGGGTGAATCGTACAAATTCTGGAAAGATGCCACAGCTCTCTATATGGAGAACCAAACAGACAGCCCGGAAGAGCTGGCTGGTAAAATGGCTGAGCTACTCCAACAGTATCGTGAAGGTAAGTCTCCTGCATACATGAAAGGGTTCATCCCTCGTGCTCAAGAGATACTCCATCAGATTGACGGATTACATTTCACTCGTCAAAAACAGGAGTACGAAGCAGAGGTACTGGCTAGCGGCCAAGCAGTTATTTCCGGTGAACTGGATAGATTAGGGTTGGAGAATCCCCAGGCCATCCGGGATGTGATCACACAGCTTCAGGTGGACAGTAAAGCTTTGGGGCTCACTCGAACGCAAGTCTCTCAGATGGCCTATGATTACCTGTCTGCTCGAGCCACAGTCACCGGGGATACCAGGTATATCACACCGTTGGTACTCAGGGACGCCAGTGGGACCAGCATTGCTGATGTGGTTGGACCAGACAAGGTGGCATCATTGTTACACCGAACGGAAGGTGTACAGCACTCCAGATGGGAAATGCAGCGGGCTATCCAACGTGAACAAGAAGCCAAACAGCAGAACCTACTGGAGAACAAGCTTTACCGGAAATTCTATGAGTTGGACCCAAACGATCTAGATGGTCTCATGGCTTTGAAAACTGAGTTGAACGCATACACTTCTCCTGAAGGAAACCCGGAAGGATTGGTGTTAGATTCCGCACGGTTCAACGCTTTGAACAACATGATCGAGGGGCGTCAAGGTAAAGGGGGTTGGGCTGCACAGTCGGACCCTGAAGTAATGGTGGATGTGTTACGAAAGGCGAAACTTGGTGCAATCAGTATTCCTGAGATTGTACAGAAGCGCAAACAGTTAAGCTATGAAGATGCCCGTGCGGCTATCGGATACAGCTTAACTCATGAAGACAAAATGCAGAACCGACAGGAACAAGAAGCAACTGCCCGTTGGAAAGAAGGACAGAAACGTGCAGTGAAACTGTTTGTTGGTGAAAGAGGACCGTTTGCGGATCTTTTTCCAACACAGGCTTCACAGGATCAAAAAGAGTTAGAGGAAAATGTTATCCGGTGGTACCAAGAGTTTCAAGAGATGTGGTTGAATAGTGCAGTTACAGGCCAGTATCCCACGGCGAAAGATATTGAAGGGGCGATGGACTACATCAAACTACAGAAAGACCGGACTCGCTGGAAAGACTTCACACCAGCACCGGATGGGATATCCTATTCGCCGACAGGCAATAGCGCCGCCAGTAAATCAGCCTTGCATAAACGATTGGAAGACATGAAGAAAAAAAAGATGAACGAAATAGTTGAACCATCAGGAGACAAAGAAGCTTCTCTCCACAAGACTCTGGAAATCATGTTGGCTCATGAAGAAGGCGTACGTAACGAGGAATATCTGGATAGTGAAGGACATCCAACAGTCGGCATTGGCCACAAGATTACTGAGGAAGACCGAAAGAAATACGCTTCAGCCAACGGAAAGCTTACCTTGACGCCTGAACAAGTTTCTACTGTGTTCAAAGAGGATATACAAACGGCTGTAAAAGCTGCTAAACAATGGCTCGGTGAGGAAGTCTGGGAGAAACTATCCGTCAACCGACAGGCTGTTGTTGCAAGTATGGCTTACCAAATGGGGGGAGCCGGGCTTTCCAAATTTGTTAACACCAAGGAACACATCTTGAAAGATGAATGGGAAAACGTCAAAGAACACTTCCTTGCATCCAAATGGCATAAACAAACACCTAACCGTGCAGAACGTATGGCTGAAATAATATTTCAGGATATTCTCCCAACCGTTTACATAGGGTAACCAGTGGTTATCTTAGAAGTAAGGAGTACAGATGCACACAGAAATTCTGTCCCGCCTCCCACCGGATGAAGTAGAAGCCCTATTAGCCGCAGGACAGCTTAACGACCAGGACGTGCTGGAATACACAGGGCTTCACCATCTGAAAACGGGGGGACACTTTCTGGATCTCGATGTTGAACAAGTTGACACACTGTTTAACCGGGGTCATCTCTCTGAGTATCAAACCGGACAATGGATAGATTACCAAGAGTCACCTGGATTGTTCTATGCGAAAGACATCGGTTATGGGGCCTTACGAGGGACAATCGAAGCTGTGAATGAAGTTGGACAAAAAGTAAACTCGTTTTTCAGTTGGTTGTTCGATGTTCCCGAGGAGGAACGTGAGTTGGTCCCGTTAACGGATCTTGTTATGCCAGAGGAACCCTCTACGTTTGGAGGACAGTTTGTCTCTGGTGTAACTCAGTTCGGCACAGCATTCATCCCGGCTTTCGGTTGGGCTAACGTGGCACTCAAAGCACCTAAACTGATGGCTCTTGCTAAGATATCTCCACGGATTGCCCGTTTCCTGGCCGGGCAAATCGCATCGTTGACCGCCACTGCTACAGTAATCGACCCCTGGGAAGATCGGCTGTCAAACTTGATTGCCAAACAGATACCAGATGATGACACAGCCCCCGTGATGGGGGACTGGTTGGCCGAAGCTCCTGTTGCTCCATTGGTTGACAGTATAGCAAACTTTTTGAAAGCCGAACCGGACGATAGTGCTGCCGAAGCTATAGCCAAATCAGTGATAGAGGATCAGATTCTCGGAACATTTGCAGAAGGAGGAGTTGAACTGGTAAGAGGACTGTTTCATGGACTGAAAAGTTTACGTGGACAGCTCCTCTTAAAGCATGCCGGGGATGCCCCGGCAGTTGCAACGGAAATTGACGAAGTTGTGACCAAGATAGTCGAACAGCAAGATTTGGTGGACAGTGCGTTTCACCCGGTGAACAAAACATGGGATCTCCCTACAGGTAAACCGATAGAAGGATTGTCTAAAATGACACGTCCGGTGAAACGACAAGTCAACAAACCTGAACGCTGGTTGTATATCACAGAAATGGCACCAGAAGCTCCAGGTATTGTGCCACCTCCAGGCATGGCTGCAGAGCTTCTTGGTGATCACCATTTGGTGGACGGGGAGTCCCTCGGGTTGCTCAAACATCGTATACTTCAGGGCAACCATGGCATGGAAAAAGAACTGTCAGAATCTCTGGCAAACCAGATACTCACTAAAGGCCCGGAACAGGGATACCTGGATTTTCAAGATTGGTTGAACCCGTTGAAGGTCACTTCACGTATAGCTAAAGAAATGGCTGAACAAGAGGGTTCAACTCTCACAGCTATACGAAAAAAGTTTCTCCAACCGTTCATGGAGTACCAAAAGTACTACGATAGTGTACTGGCATCTTACAGGGAGAATCCTGAAGAGTTTCTTTCCCGTTGGGGGGTTACGGAACCGAAAGTTGTTCCGAAGCAATACGTTGGGTATGTGGCTTCAGATCAAGGTCAACTGGTACAGATTGCCAAAGGTGCGACCGAGGAAGAAGTTAGTCGCCGCATGAACATGGTGAAAACCAACAGAGCGACTGCCGAACTGTACACTAAACCGCTGGAAAAAGAAGGTTACACCTTTGAAAACTTTAAGAAGGCTGTTGCTGGTGATCAGACCATCGTGGACATCATGAGTGACACCAATGTGTACAGGGTGGAACCCACAAAACTTATGCCGGGTGAAATGACACCACGTGTACAAACGGCTAAACTGAAACCTCCACTGAAAGTTGAACCTGCTGCTCCTGTCGACAAAGCTTCGCTTAAACGTGCTCAGGAAGCCCATGGCATCCCCATCAGTGAAGCTCCACAGATACCTAAGAATAGCGATGAGGCACTTGAAGCTTTCCAACAGTCTTTCAAGCAAGCTGTTGGTTCCCTGGAGATCACCGATAAAGAACTCCCGGAAATCACTGCTACTGTATTCCAGCTTGCCAAGGGGATGCTCGATGTTGAACACATTGCTGACTACGAGCTTCTCATGAAGGAAGGCTATCCGATTGCCGGGTTGACTGCACGGCAAAGCCGGGAGTTTTCTGGAGTCAATCTAAAGCGTTTTCTCGCCCCGGAAAACAGTCAGCAAATCATCACACATATCTACCGTACACTGAAAGATCGCATTCAGGAAGCTGGTGGTGGTGCGGTGGTACACATGGAGGATACCAACGAGGAAGCTCTGATGAGACTGTCTGGTTGGACCGGGATAGGCAAAGCGTGGAAAAGCCTGAAAGCTTTGGAAGCTGCTACGGAAGACCTCCCGGTAGCGATTCGTGCTGCCGAGATATACTTTTCAGCTTACGCAGAGATGCTCACAAAGTTCGCCGAGAAAGCTGTGTCTACTGAGGATAAACTGTTGGTTCAAGAGATGACACACACTTTCGCAGAAGTGTTCAACATCCTGCATGGCGCAAAGGCAAACATTGGTCGGGCTATGAACATCCAACGGATGATGAAAGGGGGAGACCGCTTTGGGTTCCACCTGTTGGACCCGGACACCGTGTTGGATATCCACAATCATGCCGGGAAGAACCTGGATGAACTGGTGGAACAGTTGAAAGCCCTGGGGAAACAACCACGTGACAGAGGTAAAGCTGTTGCACAGTTTGTGAGGCGTTACCACGGTATACGTTGGATTGACAGTTTGATAGAGATCAAGTTGTCCTCGATGTTAAGCTCACCCGCTACTTGGGCGAAAAACCTTGTTGGCACAACGGCTCGAATGGTTCACGAAGAGTTCAACATGGATACAGCGTTGATGCTTCAAGGTCTACAAAATCAGGATATCGAATTGTTCAAAGAAGTGTGGCGGCGCTGGACAACTCAAGGTCATGCCATGTTGGATGCTCTAGGTGCTGCTAGAAGTTGGCGTGGGTTTGCAGAGGCTCTCAAGGATGGTAAAGGCTTAGGTGAAGCCACACTTAAAGGCTGGAGAGGCTTCGCTGATGCACCATTTTGGCAGAGTTTGAAAAGTGGTGACAGTGTGTTGGACCCTGTTGCCAAATGGGAATTCGGTGAGATGACCCCAAATCTTGGCAAATGGTTGCCTGTTGGGGATGTGATACGCATACCTTTTCATGTACTCACAGCTACCGATGAGGTCATGCAGTCGGTTTCCTATATGGGTGCCATGCGTTACAATGCCATCCAGGAAGGAATTGAACGAGGACTCCGAGGAAACGAATTGGTGCGCTTTGCTACCGAATTGATAGACAATCCTTCACACGAGTTTCATCGTCGGGCAATCCACGACAGCCGTTGGATGATCTTTAAGCAGAACCTTGAAGGTAAACAAAAGTCATTCCATGATTGGCTTTTGGATACACGACAGTCTCACCCTGCAAGTAAAGTGATATTCCCACTGTTGCGAGGGCTTTTCATCCCGTTTGATAAAGTGTTATTCAACATCCTGAACAGTGTTGGTGACACCATGCCCATCTTCACAAAGAAGTTTCGGACCGATTGGGCTGCCGGGGGGATCCGCAGGAAGACTGCGGTTCTCCGAGTAGCTACCGGCATGGCTATGTTCTACGCTGGTGCTCAGTTGTACTATAACGGGAAACTACGTGGTGTAACAGACTTCAAAGAACGTGCAACAGCGCAAGCTCTACATATTCCAGACAATGCGTGGTTCAACGCTAAGACTGGTGAGTGGGAAACATTGACTGGGCTGGACCCGGTTGCCATGTACTTCACCATTGGAGCTAACATTGCTCACTTGTATGACGTGGTAGGACACATGGATGAAGATGCGGACAATAAGGTGAAACAAGCTGTGGCAAAAGGACTAGCTACACTATCTGAAGCCGTTGCATATGCTCCGGGTATGGAAGGGGCTCACGATTTGTTGCGCATCATTTTTGATCCGGGTGGAGCAAACAAGTTGGGCCGGATGGCTGTTACACAAGCTGGTACATTTGTGCCGTTCAGTGCTCTCCAAAAGTATGTGGCAAATCTGACACAAGATCCCGAGTATCGAGAGCTTGGCAGTATGTTTGACGATTGGAAGAACGTGATGAACGGATTGTGGAACCAACACTGGAACCGTGAAGGTATGCTGCCACGAAGGCATGTGTTGTTTGGGGATCGCACTGAGAAATTTGAAGGATACACCTTTTGGGGTGGCCAACGGAAAGAAATGATGATGGACCCAAGTCTACTGGAGTTGGCTGACACGCACACCAATGTGGAGCGAATGAGTCCACGAGTGACCCATCAGGGTGTCACAATCGAACTGACGCCTGAACAAATGGATGAAGCTCAGGAATACATGACACAACTTGAAGTGATCCCAGGTATCAAAGGGCTGCGCAATACGTTGAACTATCTTGTGACCACTCCACAATATCAACAGTTGAAACGCCCGGAGGACCGGGGCAAAGAGCTTCGCAAAGTCATCACCAAATTCAGGACAGCTTCACGAAGGATGGTCCTTCAGAAAACACCGGCACTCCAACAGAAGATCATTGAACAAACACAGAAACGCATGGCCCAACAATTGGGCATCATGAGTATACCTGAAGATTATGGCACCTTAACCCATAATATCCGGGAGTATCTTACCGGGCTAAGCGAACAGGATACTGAAGAATGAACATCGACCACGAAACACTGAATCGGTGTCACTTAGAGGACGCAGGTATAACACCGGAAGAACACAAAGAGCACCACAAAGCTATCAAACAGTTGATCTCTGATCTGACCAATGTTCGCAAAGCGTTCATCATGGGTGTGATCACAACAATGACTGGTGGCATCCTAGGGCTTATCTGGTGGTACCTGAAGTCGAAATGGAGGTTTTTACCATGAGTCGCTTAACACTTATGGATGAACTGTTTCAAACAGTAGTTGAACAGTTGATTGAAAAGCTACGTTCAGGTGAAGCCACAGCAAGCGATGTCAAGAATGCTATCCAGTTTCTCAAGGATAACGACATCACTGTCGCTGCGGAGAACTTTCCGCTTCACGAAGAGATTGCCGAGGCTCTCAAGGATGCGAAAATAATACCTTTTCCAAGTTGAAAAACACATCCCCGTTTTAAGCCCCTTTTTAGCCATTCTGAGACACTTTGTTAAACCCCTATACAAACACACAGACCGACCTGCGATCTCAAGCCTACCGCTCGATTTTCCGGGTCGGTCAAGGAGAAAACACCATGAGAAAGATCGTAATCGCAGTTTTTGCATTTGTAGTCCTCACGCTTACTGGATGTGCTCACGGTAAATTTGATGTGAACGCACAGGCAAACTGGATGGGGAACACCGGCACTATCAACATTCACAGTGATACCAGGAGTAAATGAAATGTCTTTCCGA